ACAGCAGGATATGCCATTTTAAGCTCCTAGTTAAGTTCCGTTTCCAAAAGTTACCTTCGTCTTCCGGTCATGGAAGAGAGGCATACGAGGGTCATTTTCCCGCATAAGGTTGTTGTCTACGGATTCAATCTGTGCACGGGTCTGCTCTTGATAGTAAGCATTGCGTTCTTCGACCATTTCCTGCGGGGCTTTGCAAAGCATAAGACCTCCGATAACGATGTTGTCCTTAAAGCGATCATGCTCAACGGTAACAATCGTAATCTCGGGGTGATCTGAAGCTTTTACAGGCTCCCAACCTTCACGGAGTCTTGAGGAGACGTTTGTGGCGTCAACGGTACCCTGAGACGAAACACGTACCCAGTGAAATGCATAGCCCGGCTCGGGATTAGGTGATGGTAACACCTCTGGGCGCTGCCAAGCCTTTGTACGGACTGTTTTTTCACGGGACTGTTGGTCCCGGTTAATACGATTTTCAGCCATTTTGTTTCCTCATATCTAATGCAACCTGTTTGGCGTACTGTTCAGGAGAAAGACCTAACCTTTTGGCGATAGTTACTTGTGATGACGTGAGCCTAATTTTCTTAGGCGATGTGCTCCGCGTAGCGGGAGTCACCACATTTGACCGCCGTTTGGGTCTGCTTCCTTCCTCTTGCGTATCCTCGAATCGCTCCGGGAATAACTGCCGCATACGAGCATCTATACGCTCGTAGTATTCGTCACTCGAAGGTACTATTCCCTCCTCGTTAACGAGTTTAGTGTGCAACCCCAAAGCAAGACTTGTCATCTCATGGTCTTGGTCAAACCAAGGGTTAGCCTGTTTCCAAGCTTCAGCCTTTGGATCAACCGCAACACGCTGTGAGGCGGTATCGGGTAACACGTTACCAGTATCTTCACGTTCCTGTAAAGGTGGTACCTCGAAACTATTTAACTTATCAGACTTAATCTTGGCAGTAGTTAAACTGTCTTGTGCAGCGAGAACTCCTTCGGAGTCGCCAGCCTCATAAGCTTCTTTATAACGTACTTTAGCCGCATTTAATTCACTTTCAGCTACTTTCTTAGCTTGTTCAAGTAACGCAGCTTGATTCCTACTTACATTAGACTTTAGTTCCTTGTTCTCGTTAACAAGGCGTTGGGCCAGATTTTCTAATTCTTGTCTTTCCCGAAGAGCTTTCTCTTTAGCACGGCGCTCGTCATGATACCCCTTACTAAAGTGTTTAATGCGTTTACGCACCTTCTCGGAATAGTCCTCAAGCTCCTCATCTGTGACATCAGGGGGCGGCTCCGAAGGCTTACGGCCACGATCAGCTCTTGGAGTGTCATCGACAACTTCAAGCTCATAATCCTCACCATCATCTTCATCCGCTTCAGCGACCTCTGCAGGCAGATTTTTATCTTCCTCTTCTGGTACGCGCCTATCTCTTTTACCCCCGATATCCACCTCAAGGGCACTTGAAGGTTCAATCTCAAGTTTGGAGTCCTCCTCAGTATCGTGTGGAAACTCGAACTCAACTTTTTGGAACGCCATCCCATATACCCCTATGCTGCCATAATACCGGTAGGATCAGGAATAATGGCTTCAATCGAGTCGTCGTTCATTAGACGAAACTCCTTACCATTAACCTTAAAACGAGTGCCAGTGTTCATACGAAACATGACGTAATCACCCGGCTTACACCAAGGGCCTTCAGGAAATCTGTCTGGGTCCTTATATGCACCGTCACCCATATCAAGTACAACCCCCATAATAGAAGTAATGTACTCTTTATGCTTCTCAGTATCGGTCTTAAGCAAAGTGGTATTATTGAAGTAATCTTCTACGTCAGGTAGAGCAACCAAAAGTCTGTAACCTACAGGTTTAGGTAATTGTGCTTCCCAATCAGCGTCTGATACTTCGCGTAGCTTATCATTGCTAGTCATCTTCATCTTCCATATAATTGCGCGAGAGGTCTTGTATTGCGAATATTGCGGACTCCAGACCCCGAATAAGCCCGACTACTTCCCTATACTCCGAGTATTCTTTAGCAGAACCCGCAGCTAGGAAATCTCTTGCAGACGTAGCGTCGTCCCTAATACGGTCAACGAGCACGTCGAATACTGTTTTTGCCACTATCCACCTCTGTTGTTAGGTCCAGTAATCATTTTAGCCAGCTCAAGGTCCAACTTGGTATTATCGCGTCGCCGGTCGGCGGCAAGTCGAACACCTTCTTTCTCCGCTTCGATAGCAAGTTCTTGCTTATCGAGATTCAAACGCTGGGCATCAATAGTAGTGTCGGCAAGATCTTTCTGAACCTTACGCTGCAGTTCCGCTTTACGTAACTCTGCGTCTTGCGCGTCTTTCTGTGCCTTTCGCTGTACTTCTTGTGCTTTAACCTGCAATTCTGCCTGCTGAAGCTGGAGTACGGGGTCTTGTGCTTTCTGTTGCGCTTGCTGTTGTGCTGCTTGCTGCTGATGAGCTTGAGTAAGCTGAGTACCAGCATCTGCAACAAGTCTTGCAAGGTTAACTTCAATCTCTTCCGGCAGCTCTTCGTTAGGCGGCGGAAGTTCTACGCCAAGCTTCTCTTCTATTTGCTGGCGATACTGGAACCCAAGATGCTCTGCAATGTGGGCCTGTAAAGAAGCCATAATCTGTTGAGCTTGAGGATTCTGACCAATCATTTGCGCTACCATTGGGTCCTGCATAAAGGACATATGTGTAGTGATATGCGCCTGATGATCTTGGTAGATAAACGCACGCATGGGTTTGCCGATAAGGGCGTCCATGTTTTCGCTGACCGGATCGGTCGGTTTCGCGTCGTCCCGTGTAGGAACAAGTTTATCAGCGTTCTTAACGCCAAGAACTTCAATCATCTGCCTATGCAATGCTGGCAGATCGTATATTTGAGGAGCAGATTGAGCCATTTGAAGAACAGCTTGGTACTGCACGACACGTTGTGCCATCGTAGAACTGTTAGGATCACTGACCGGAATAACATCTGTGGTCATATAATCTTCTTGACGGGCACTAATTTCACCCCGAGCAGGCTGATACCCATAATCTTCAGGCGCATATTCGGCCATGATAGCTTTGAGCATCTTAAACTCTTGCTTCATAGCGTAGTGTACGCGTGCCTGAACTGCTGCCATTGGCTTCAGAGTACGCTCTAAAAGGGCTAAAGTGGTCCCTACAGGCGCATTAGCAGACATGTCGGATATATTCATGTCCGAAATAGCACCGAGCCTACGGCCCTCTGTAGTGATCTGATTCAGGAGTGCCAGAAGTGTCTGTGACGGCTCCTTATATGGAAGAGGCATAATGTTATCGCGGATAGAGCCGCTAGGTACATCAACATCCTTCCATTCGCCCGGTTCAATGGGCGTATCATCACCCTTAATACGGAGGCCACGAGCCTTCAACCCGCCGGGGAGGTTAGACAGAGTTCCAGCATCAACGAGCTGGCGTATTAAGGATGTGCCTGCTCTCGCATATCCACCTATGATATGGATGAGACCAAGCCCATAAAAACCAAATCCCGGTACGTATACATAATGAACAAAATGCTGCCGTTTTAATGTGAGTGGGTCGTCTTCGTCCCAGTTACGGCGTATAGCAAGAACCTCATTAGTTCCACGTTCTATGGTAATAATATAAGGTTTAGCAATATCTTCGTCAGAATCGTCAATACCGTCAATGACCAAATCTGCGTGAATCTCGTATAGAGCAAAACGGTTGTCTTCATTTATAGAAAAACCGCCTTCCTCTGCTTTACGTTCTTCTATGTCAGAATGATACGGCTCAGGGTCGCCAAGATCCACGTCTCTATAGAAGCCTGCAGCTTGTAACTTGCGTATCTCGTTCTTAGTCTTACGCATTACGTGTGTAACGCGTTCAGCCGTCTCTATATGGCTTGCCCCATATGGAACTATGACATCTTCAGCAGGAATGTAGAGAGCTACCTGACGCCCGTAATTAGGGTCATAATATACCTTCTTAAACGCGGACCCAGCCAACCCAAGGCTATATAAAAGACGTTCGTGTTCTGAACGGTATTCAACCATGTTCTCAGTAAGTTCATAGTTCATATCTGCCTTTACGCGCTCGGCAGCTTCTAGCTTATCCTTAGTCTCTTCACCAAGGATTTTAACTTTAACAGGACCAGCAGCAGGGAAAGTTTCACTCATCGTCTCCGCTTGGAACCGGATAGCCGCCTCGGCAAGCACTGTGGAGTATACGCCACACGCGCCTTCCCACGGCTCAGTACGCTCTTCGTACTTAAACCCTAAAACATCTAGACCTTTAACAAAGGTGTCCGCCCAGTCTTTACGTCCATCTATGTCGGCTTGGACAAGACTACTAAGTTCGTTAGCTATCTGACCTAGATGCCCTTCGTCTAACACCTCAGCGATGTTAATATCAAATTCAGTTACGTCTGATACTTCTGCCCCCGGTATAATGGTAATCTCCATACTACCATCATCCAGAGTTACTGCGTCTGGGTTAACAATCTCTATCTCAAGATCGCTATCTTCAATCTCAGCCTCTTCTTCTAGGCCAAGAGGTGCAGCATACAGCCCTTTTTCTACAGCCATGCCCTAATCCTCAATAGTAACCGCCACGACGTTGCTTAAAGTAAACTACATCCTCCGGCTCATCAGAAGGTAATCGGATGAACCCACCCTGCCTGAATCGCATAAGTGCCATAACAGTAGAGTCAACTAAGTCATCATGGCTCATAAAAGGAAATCCTGCAATCTCTTCTATAACTTCTTCAGCCCAACGGGTAGGGGGTACCCACACAATACCAGAAGCTACAATATCAGCTACAGAATTTAATCGTGCTAACTTGTCGCCTGATCCTCTATGGGGGGTATACTCAGATATAGGTAATCCCATACGCCGCATCTCTTGGTAAAGGGCCGTACCAGCACTCTTCTTTTCGACGATAAACGCGTCAGGCTCCCATTCTGCGTATTCACTCATGGCGAGTTCCTTTAGGTCAGGGAACTCAAGTCGTTTCTTTATGCTATTCAACAGCACAATATTGTAAGCGTGGGTCTCTTCATTAAGGAACACGCCCCACGTCGTTAGGGCTGTAAAGTCCGCGCGGTTATGTGTTTCTGCTGCCGCATCCAGAGACATGATTATATACTCGCAGGTGGGTGCGTAGTCCTGTTGCCATGTATTCCACCACTCACGTTTAATAATCGAAGCCTCTTCAGCGGTAGGCTGTTGCTGATACTGAGCGTTCCACTGGAACGTAGGCATTGACGCTTTGGTACGTAATAATGCGTCTAGATCAAAGAACTCAGGCCAGAGCGGTTTTTGTACGGGGGCACCTGTCTTTGCATCATCTACATCTAATATGGCAGGGAACTCTACAACTTCGTACTGGTCCGCTCTTTCATTTTGTGCCATATCTCGCGTAACTCGTCCTGTGAGGTCGTCCATATGCCACCGGGTCTGGATAATTGCCACCCTACCCCCTGGCATGAGTCGTGTTCTCGCTCCGAAGGTGAACCACTCATAGGCTTTATCAAACACCTCAAAGTTTCCATTGATGACATCTTGTTCGGAATGGGGATCGTCCACGAGCAGGAGGTCAGCACCGCGCCCAGCAAGGGCAGAACCAATACCACACGCATAGTACTCCCCTCCGACATTAGTGTTCCATCTACCAGCAGATTTACTATCCTGTGCAAG